TTAACACCCCCACCCTGGCGTTCTGCCAACGATGATCCGGCCTGGCTCATCACTCCCCATCCCCTCCCACGATTCGTACTTGAACAGGCCGATGTGATAGGCCTCTTCGTGCTCTGTCAGCGCCCAAAGCCGCGCCGCCTCGGACAGCTCCAGCATATCGACCAGGTTCTCCGAACTGATTTCGCGGCGGCGGTGAGCGGCATAGGCCATCTCATCGAGCACAGCGGCGCGTCCGTCTGGATCGGTTACCAATGAAAACTGGTCGTTCAGCTCATCCAGCCACGCTTTCGGTATGCCGGCCATCATTCTGCCCTGCACCACCAGGACTGCGCGTAAAGCACGCCGTCGACCTCCTCCACCCCGTTGATGTTTATGCCGAGCTGGGCCATGCCGTTGACCTTGGCATCGTGCAGCCGCGGGATGATGTCCGGCCCAGGCGACGGGTTGAACACCCAAGCCTGGGTCGATACCCGGCCCAGCGGCTCGCTGTGGTGGTCGCCGATGTGGATGTCGGCCCGGATGGGTGTGATCTTGCCGAGCTGATTCGTAGGGATGGCCACGCCATTCACACGGCGGCGAACGAGGAGGAAGTACATAGGGCACCAATACTGTATGGATAAACAGTATCGTATAGGCGGAATCGGTCGCGGGCAATTGCCGGTCAGCGGATCAGTGAAGAGGTGGCAAATCCTTGCCTCTCGCCTTGGCGATGACGCGGAGCTGGTAATCGGACACCACCTGGAACAGCGACTCAGCCAGTACACGCAAGCGCTCTATCTCCTCAGCCGGCGCGCCGCGATGCTGAGCTTGGTGATACTCGCGCATTGCGTCGATAGCCTGCTGAATCAGCGGCTCGCCGGCCTCAACCATCCCTATGAAGGTGCGCTTGTCCACTTCCCTACCCCGATCACTTGATCAGGGCATTATAGGACGCCTCGCATAGATCACCTGCTATTCGGGCTTGGTCATAAGCTTTCGCCAGCTCTCCCGCTCGAGCATCAGCCCGTGTGAGCAGGTCGGAGAGCACCATGGCGGCGCGGGTGGCTGCCTGGCCTCGGGCGATAGCGGCGGTATCCATGCTGGGGCAACTGACGGCGGCAGCGAACTGGGCGGATTCACTACGCAGCCGCAGGCCAACAGCATCGGCGTCAGCAGCGCCAGCATCAGCAATCGTTCTTTCTTCATACCCTTTTACCCTCGCCTCTTGCTGCGCATTTGCGCTCCGGTGCTCTTCCAGACGCGCCGAGCGCTCACCAATCACTTCGGCCAGTCGATCGCCGCTGTCCCGTTTCGCTGATTGCTGGCCGGCTTTTGCAAGCTCCACTGAACGGCCGTGCTCATAGGCCGTCCAGTGCGAGACGAACAGCACCAGCACTGCAGCGCACCCAACCCAAGGGCTCATGAAGCGAGGGCCCGCCGCACGCCCTCGTCGATCACCTCGGCCTTGTAGGGATTGCCGCCGTTCTCATGGACGATGATGCCCACCACAGCCTCACGCAGAACCTGTGGCTTGTAGATGTCGATCGAATCGCGAACGCCTACGCCGAGGCGCTTCGCGATGGCCTGGGCATAGGCCAAGGTGTTGTTCTCACTGGCCGGCGCCCAGCGGCTGATGAACTCCAGCGGGGTGTCGATGCCGGGCCGGCCAACGCCGGGCATGCCGTCCTTGCCCCGGTAGTTGAGCAGCAACTTGCCCAGGGCTCTGATGCCGTTCTCGGCTTGATCAAAGCGGGCGAAGCGCGGGCTGGCCACGCCCACCTCCAAGCCAAGCTGGCCCTGCCACGCGTTACGGGGGTTGAAATCGATGTTGCCCGGGTTGTTGTTGCGAACGCCGCGCGGTGTGGACATGGTTTCTCCAGACGAAAGAAAGCCCGCGCATGGCGGGCTGCATGAATCTCGGGCACAAAAAAACCGCTCAAGGCGGCCGTTCGGTGTCAGGCGGGATCAGGCAATGCTGTAGTAGGTCTTCAGCGCCGCCATCAGTTCAGCCAGCTGGGACTTGCCCAGGTCAGTCTTCAGCAGCGAATCACTGAAGGTGTACAGGTCGCCAAGCTTCGAGTTGCGGATGCTTGATGCGTCAATGTGATAACCGACCTCGATGTAGGAGCCGGACGCTGGCGCGTAACTGGCGGGCATGGTCGCTACGGTGAAGGTGACGGCCTGGTTCACGCTTACCGACATGGTGCGGGTTGCGTTGTTGTAGTCCACGACAACAATTGCCCAGCCGGCCGCTGGCGAGTTTGCGAACGACCACGTCCCAGTTGTTCCTGTGTTGCTTCCGATCTTGCTCGGGTAGACGGACGCGGCTGAGCCGTAGGCTCTCAGCAAGGCACTGATATAGGTATCCGACGGGTCGAACCCAGAGAGGAAGTTGATCGGATACGTTCCCGCTGCGTCAGTGGCATTGAGGTTAACCGCCGCCACCAGGGTGAACGAACTGCTGAGACTTCCAGCCGGAAGTGCGAGACCGGCAGAGCCTGATCCATTGATGCCGAGCCCCAGGCGACCTGCAATTTCGCTTACTGCCAAGTTAACGGCCTGGCTACCCTTTGGGGTAAGTGCTGCACCAGTCACACGGCAGCGCCCCACTACCCCACCGCCAGCGCCAGCCGTGAGCGAACGGGCGGCAACGGAGTGCTTGAGCGTGGAGATCTTGGCCGCGATGGTATCGGGGGTGTTCATATTGACGCGAGGAGCCCCAGCGCCAGCCGCGGCTGTTACGCCTGGTAGAACGATCATTTGTCCAGCCATGTTCATTTCCTTTGTTGCTTGGAGTTACGCGGCCTGTACAGCGATACGCTGGTGACAGGTCCAGTTGTAGACAGGCTGGCCGTAGCCATCGAGGTCAGTGCTGCTGTCGCGCAGGCATGCGCGCGGACCGGTAACCGGACCACCTGCGGCGCCCACGGTGCCGATATCGGCAATGCCAACGTATGGGTTTGCCCCTGTGGGGACTGCACTCAGCGTGACTTCGAGGGTGTTATCGCCAAGCAGCTTCACGCTTTGGATAGTGGCCACGCCGGAGTCATCAACGTAACGGATACCCAGGTTGCCCGGGTCGGTGACGTTTACGGTATCGATTACCAGCGGGCCGGATGGGGTATGGAAGCGCAGCGTCACCACGGCGCCAACCCTGGTGGCCGAGACCGCATGGGTTGGCTTCCAAGATGCCCCATTGATGATGGCCTGGGCCGCCCGATCGTGCATGACGCCAAGGCGCATCGAGTTCTCTGCTGCCAGGTGAATCCCATCGGCATTGGTCTGCAGCCAGTACTTGGGCCCGGCGCAATAGAAGCGGGTCGGGTAGGTCAGCGCCGCCTGCAGCTGCTCCAAGGGGACGAAGCTGGTGGCCGTGCTGTACATCGTCCAGTTGCTGATCTGGTCGAGCAGCAATGGCACCGTCTGCGGCTGGGCGCTGATTGCACGAATGTCGGTGTCATAGTCGGTCTGCAGCTGTAACAGAGCCGCCAGGTAAACCCCCTGGGCCCGGTTGGCGTCGTTCTCACCCTGAATCCAGTCAACGAACGGCACCCGGTAACCCAACCCCAAACGAACGGCCTCAGCCTTGGCGTTGGTTACAGCCGTGATCGAATTGGTATACGGCAACGTGCCCTTGCTCAAGGCAGCGATCGCGTAGCCGCCTCGGCCGTGACAGCTGACCAACAAACCGGCATTACTCGGGATACCGCGGGTCCGGTTGAGCTGCGCAGCCAGCTGAACGGCCGGCACTTCGGTGGTCTTGGCTACTAACGGCTTGAAGGGCGCCACCATGGCTGCCGTGAGAGTATCGTCCTGGTTGGTCAGCCGCACCCCGTCCTGCAGAGTCAGAAGGCGGTTCGCAGTCGGCGACTGCAAGGTGGTTGGCGCGGCAGTCGCGCCCATCGAAAGTGACTGGCCGGAGCTGACGATGTGCAGCAAGGTGGTGACGAAAGGGGCTACCGAGCCGGGCAACGGTACATCGACTGTCACCGAGGAGACTGACCCGCTGCGGCGGATATAGCTGAGCCGGCCGCTGGACACCTGCGGCGAGAAGTTATCGCCGCTCGACGTGACCTGGTACGGCACGCCATCGACAAGCACCCAGATATCCTGGCCGCCAATCGGGCCATCAGCAAATGCACTCACGGCGCCGGTGCTCAGGCCATAAACCACGACCTCCCCAGACCACTTGATGCCCAGCAGCACCACACCGTTGATGTCGGTCACCGCCCAGGCATAGTCGCCCAGCAGGTCGAGGCCGGGCAGCTTATCCAGCAGAGCATGCGCCGCACCATTGCTCTTGACGCCGAGAATCGCCCGGAAGTACTGGTCGACGATGGACCATGGCATGTCCTGATCCAGCGATTGCGGATACACCAGGCTGTAAGCCGTTTCTGCCAGACCACTCGCCCGCTGTGTTGCTTTGGCGTTCGGGTAACTGTCCACAAACATCGCCGAGCCAGCAACGTTACGGTAGAGGTGGATGTACTCATCTTGGGCGCCGGAGAGCACACTAAAAAGCCCGTCATTTACGGTTCCTGCAAGGCCGAGCGCAACGGTCGTGTAGATCAGCGCCCCACTCATCTGCGTCGAGAGGTCAGCCAGCACCTTCGCATTCGTCGGGCGCTGCACCCCTCCCCCGACATCCACCATCTTGATCTCTTCGGACAGGAACAACTCGTTTGCCGTGTCGATCGTTTGTGTCAAGCGCGCGAGATCTTCTGCTCCGCTCATGTTTACTCCAGGCGAAAAAAAACCCACCGAAGTGGGCAGGGAATTAGGTAGCCGTGGCGCCTGGCCAAGACTTGGTGTACCAGCGCTCCAGCAATGCTCGGAGCTGGGCGGTCATTACCGTGATCGGCATGCCGGCAAGCAGAGAGGTGAATTCCGCCTCGTCGACGATGGGCAATTCGAACAGTTCGAGCTCGGCGGTATAGCGCCAGAGATCGACGCCGACCAACTCCGGCACCACCGGCGTATCCGTGAACCGGGCACGGGTCGGCTGGAGTCCCAGCGGGGTTTTGAGCGGACAGAGAAACCAATCCGCCCACTTGATTCCCCACTTGCGCCAACCATCGAACAGCTTTGCCTCGGTGGCCGTGAACATCCAAGAGACGTTCACCAGGGTGGGAACCGTCCGGTAGCGCCGCCGCTGCATGGCCCTGCCGGTGACCAGCGGCGTTCGCTCGATGGGGCTCACCGGTGCGAACCCATACCCTTCGCGCAACGGCAGCGGAAGGTCGTCAGGTATCGAAAGCATCAGGCCCTTCCTCAGGTCGGAGCAAAGTTATCGTCATCGGCATACACCCGCACGTCGTAGTTCACGGCCTCAACATCGGCGGTGAAGTCATTCGGCGTGATGGATTCGATCAGGATCGGGTAACTCCAGCGGGTGGTCGTGCCGAACTGCAGGTGCGGCGGCTCGATGTCCCACGACAGATCCGGAACGAAGTCGAGCTGAGGAACCGTCAGCCTGGTCTCGTCGACCCGGGTTGCCGGCCATGGGCCGCTTAGCGTGCCATCTGGGCGGCGAAGGCCAACAACGTGGTTGGCCCCCTCTTCCCACGGCAGCGGCTCCGAACTCTCCAACAGGGTCAGGTCATTGCCCTCCTGAAGGTCGACCAGCAATGAGCTCTGCCCGTATCCAGGTATGTCGTCGGAGGCGGCGCAGTAGCTCTTGTACCGGCTGTTCATCGCGGCGAGCTCCGTAGAGAACGTATAGCCGTGACGTTGGTATTTGTACCGCCGCCGCTGCCGCATCCCGATCCGCCACGCCCGATCCCGGTTAATCACCCCTCTCAGCGTGATCTTCTCTGTCTTCAGGCCTTGGTCACCAGGCAGTCGGCACTTCACTGTTTCCTTCTGCCAGGTGTCCTCGTCCATGTACTCGACATCTACCCCGTCGTAGTCGTCTGGCCGCACCGTGGTGAACTTACGGACCAGTCTCGCCACCATGCTCTGCGGCGTGTACAGGTGCTCATACACCGACCGAGGTTCGTCACGGACTGGGCGTATCAACCCGCGGTCTATGGTCAACTCAGCAAAGCCGGCCATCAGTGCAGCGTTTAGCGCCTCAAGCACCGTTTCCTGGCCATTCACCTCAAGATCGAATTTGTCACCACGCGCCCGCCAAATAGCATCCAGGCGGTCCAGTTCGGCCAGGTCAAGGTCGTCGTCGGTATAACCAATGCTGCGAGCGACGTGAGCGAGCCACGGTACGATGTCCCTGGTGGGCGTTTCGACAGCCCAAGCGCCTCCGCTGCGCACCGGCAGCACCCGGGTTGGCCGGACCGAGACCATAGTCTGGGATTGAGCCGAAAGCCGGTTGCTGCCCTTGATGTACACCACCATGACCGTGACGCCTTCATAGCGACGCGGCGCTCGCTCGATCCGGGCGCGCAGGCCAAACCACTGGACTCGGTCCTGCTTGTTGGAACTGGTCGACTCCTCGCCGATCCGACGCACGCGCACTTCCGGGCGCATGAAGGTTGGCAGCGAGATTTTGCGGGTGTAGCCCATCTGGTCCGGTGATGTGGCTGTGTAGGTCGTAGTCACGGAGGTCCAATCGCCCGCTGTCGCGATGTCGCGGTACTGGATCTCGACCTTGACGCTGACCTGGCGTGGGTTGCCGTTCTTGTCCGTGTAACGGATCAGCCCCTGCGGGAAGAAGAAGTCCACCTCAAGCCGGCGGGTGACCTCCTCAGGGGGCAGCGCAGCGATCGGACCTGACCAGTCACCTTCGGTGGTAGAGCCATCGAGGACGATATTCACATCGTTGGTTTCAATCGGGTCGAAACCTTCCCATTCGTCATCCTCGGCGCCGGTGTCGGTCAAGCGTGCGACGGTAATGGCGGACGGCCCGTGCGCTTCGTTTTCCGGAGTGTCCTCATCATCCTCCTCGGAATCGTCGGAAACCGCAGTGATGCGATACCGAAGGTCGCGGTAGCCGATGGTCGATAGCAACTCCCCGACCTGCAGGCCGATAACCGGCGCACCGCCATCGTATGCCAGGGTCATCTTCGCGAACTGGCCATCAGTCGCAGCTTCCGACTTGGTGCCGGTTACGAACACCGGACTGGCCCCGAAAATGTCCGAAGTCGTTCCAGTAAGGCCCAGTCCAACGCCACTGAAAGGCGCGGCCTGCTCGGCAATACGCAGCAGACCAGCAGAAGCACTGGCCACCAGCGGCGTACCAGCCAATGCGCTATTCACCGCCGACACCAAGCCGGCCAGGTTGGTGGTGGCCGTGTTCAGCGTCACGGGAAACGTGCTCGCGCCGCGAGTCACGGTGAAGCTCAGCGGCACAACATCGAAGTTGAAGCGGTTCGGCGCTGCGCTGCCGGTCACCATGGAAGCACTACCGGGCACTTCCGGAGTGCCAGGCACTGCCGGGTCGTAGGTGGCCACGACATATTCGCCGGCGTTGGCACCAGTGATCTCGATCTTCATGCCAACAAAGGGCAGCAGCATAGGCAGGTGCTTGCCGCTGATCACCGTGGCGCTACCATCGGCGGGCGCGGTGAAGGTGTACGAGTAAGGCACCTCAATGCGAGCAATCATGCCGGCCGCCCAGCCGGCAGGGAACCACCCTGCACCCTCCGGAACGGTGATCACAAAGTCACTCGCCTGAACGGCACTGCCAGAGAACTGCTGCTGCACTGCAACTGTGGTAGTCAGCGTGAGCCCGGCATTGCCGGTGTTGGTCGCCCCAACCTCGGTTGCGCTATGCCACCACTGGGCGGCTGTCTCGCTGGCCAAGTCTTCGCCGGGCCCATAAATCGCGTAGCTGGCGGTACCGCCAAGGGAAGCGATCGGCGTGTCCCCGACCAGGATATCGCTGGGCAACACCTGATATTTGCCCCTGCCGATGCACAACAGCAATTCCGCCCATTGCTCGGTGGGATCACCGAAGTATCTATGAACCGGCGCCAGCAGGTCCGGGAACCGTTTCGGAGAGCCTGCCAGTTCTGGGATCACATCATTCAGTGCGGGCAGGTTACCCTTCACCGTCGACAGGTTCAGCTCCTTCGAGGTCCGGTTCTGCATGTTGGGCGTGGCCGGCTTAACCGGGTCGAAAGGGTTGCCCAGGCCAAACAGCTTGGCCAGCGGGCCAGGCTTGAAGATGGTCTTGAGAGAGCTGCCCTTTGGCTCGATGTAGATTGCCACCTCGTCATCCGGCCCAACCTCGGTTTCACACCAGGCGGACGGCTCAACCAGTTCACCGTTCACCAGGATGCTGATCGGCGGTACCGGCCGTGGCTCGTAACCCTTGACCTTGGTCTTCAGCCAGGCCTCGAGGGTCATGGCCTGCTCCAACGGATGGCGCTCAAGCGGCCCGCCTTCAAGCTTGCTCGGGAAGATCTCGATCACGATGGTATTTGACCTTTGGGTAGGATCGCTCGAAGTCGATCAGGCGCATGTTGGTCACCCCTGCAACGGGGTTGGTCTCGAACACCCGCAGCTCGCCGTCAATCAGAACGACGACACCGACGTGTGTGCACAGCCCACCATGAATCACGGCGGCAATTGCCCCCGGAACTGGTGGCCCAACTGGCATCAGGTTGGAGTACTTGGCATAGGCCTTGGCGGATGAGCGAAGGTCCCGGCGGTCGATTGGCCCGAAAGAAGGCAGAGGCGGCAGGCCGAGCACCTCCTCGCGGATAGCCAGGACCAGGCCCCAGCAGTCGAGCAGATATCGGCCGCCCACGACCTCACCCCGCGCCCCGTCTTCATACGTCGCGGTGAAATATTTGTCGTACATGGGAATCCAGACTGGGCAAATAGCCAGTAACGCACCATCTCTAGGTCGTAGTAGCTTTGCCAAAAAAGGAGTTTTGCAATGACAAGAGAATTTGAAGCTGAAAAAACGGTTGCAGAGTACATGGCCGAAAAGCGACCAGGGGAGAAAGTAACCATCAAGTTCCAGGGTTCAGCGTCGCCTGTCACTGCCCGATTCGAATTCACAGGGGGATGGATCATCGAGCAGAAGTTGCATCCTGGAATGCCCCTGGAGTTCATCAAGGGGGAGGATCACCACCTCAAGAACCTTACAATCACTATCGAGCCTTACGATGGATTGAAGTGAAGCGTGGGCAGGCATTGCATTTATTACCCTAACAGCTGTTGTCATGGTTCACCCTCCAATCAGAGATATGTCAGCCCAGGGGCGAAGTCGGTGGTGTAGCGGAACCTGTTCCACATCATGTTGATCAGGTCGTAATAGCCGGCCTCGATCTGGATCGTAGGGCCATCCATAGTCCCGCCGAACGATGTCATCCGGTATGGCCTGTCAGCGGGCTCGCCGGGAATGCTGTACAGGTACTCGCGGTAAACGATGGTGACCCTGGCCTCGGCTTCGAGTGATGCATCGATCAGTTGCTGCGCTTCACCCGTTACGTTGTCGATAACGAAGGTCAGCGTCTGTGCACCGCTGTTGTCCTTGGCTGGCAACGCCACGTCGATAGCCGAGGCCAGGAACGTGACTGTTTTGCCTGCCTCGGTCGTTGCCCGGAAGTCTTCGAAGTCCTGCACCAGGTAGAGCGTCTTGTCCCAGGCAGGGCAGGAAATCTCCAGTGTTGGAACTATGTCATCCCCACCCGATGCATAAACAACTTCAAGCGCCGTCATTTCGGGTCCCTCCTCAAGCCGTAGGCCGCACCGGCTGCGCGACTCACCTTGCCCGTGCCGCGTGCGAACCCGCTGGCGATCCTGTCCTCAGCAGCGTCAAGGATCACTGCCAATTCGCCTTCGGACATCTCCCGGCGAGCACGAACCGGCGGCGCGTTGTTGATGATCTTCAGCGCCCCAGGCTGGGTCGAGTTTTTCGCCACGCTATCCAATGTGCGGTCAAGCTTCGCGCTGGTTTCGGCGGTCGTAACCCGTTCGCCCTTCTTCAAATTCCAGGTGCCATCAGCCGGCACGTAATCAATGCCGTCGTGCGCCTGGCCATCCAGTGAGGCGCCAACAGCGGACATCAGCACACCAGCGGCGCCGGCGGCGGCGATTGCAGCACCAGGTGCAATCGCTGGACCCACGAAGGGAACACCGATCATGGAAACGAAGGCGTTCAGGGCAGCCATGGCTACCTGCGCGGCTGCGAAGGATAGAAGCGCGTTGCCCATGGATTGAATGAACGTTGAGGCGAAGCCCTCGATATCGAGCTTTCCGGTCTCGGCCCACTCGGTGACAGCATCCGTCAGGTTGGCCAAGGTATCGGCGCCGACCTGCTGCATGCTGCCATACAGGTCCATCGCTGCTTCGGCCTGGGTGGCAAAGCCGCTGAGGAAGCCGGCCGTGCCGTTCAGCTGCAGCTTGTCGACATCCTCGTAGTACTTCTCCTGCATGGCCCGGCGTTTTTCCAAGGCTTTTTCGAGGATGTCGTTCTCGCGTTCGTACGCCGAATCCGACACATCGCCGGCTTCATGCCGCTGACGAAGATCCTCAAGCTGGTCCTGGTAGTCCTGCTCGATCGCCAGCATGTCCAGGGCGCGCTGCTTCATCTCGTCGCTGCTGTAGGCATTCAGCAGCGGCGCATCCAGTGCGCGCTGGTCAATGTCCAGCTGCCTCTTCACGCTGGCACCAAACCCGGCGACCGCCTTGTCATCCTCCTTGGCCTGCTTCAGCTTTTTCAGCTGGTCCAGTTCGGCGGCCAGACCTTTCAGGCGCTCCTGCTGCTTGACGCTCAGCCCCGTGAGATTTCCCGACTCCAGTTCGAACTGAAGCTTGGCGACCTCGGTGGCCTCCTTGCGCTTGTCGGTCTCCGTATTGATCAGCGCAATCTGCCGCTTGTAGCCCTCCTCGGCTGTGTCGAACTGGCCCTGCAGCTTCTTGGCTGCTGCTTCGGCTGCTTTGGCGGCTGCTTGCTGATCAGTAGTTGTTGGCGTAAACGTCCCGGGGGGTGTAATTGTTCCAAGCTCAGCTGCTGCTTTTTTCGCATCAATGACGTACTGGCGGATTGCGTCACCAGCCCAAGGCTTGTCGAACTCTTTCATCAAATCTATGACGATTGAGTTCGCCGTAGTCATGTTGTCCACAGCATCGCCTGTTAATTTCGCAGCATCTGCTTTGAAATTCTTTGACATGTCTCCGAACGTGATAGCGCCAAGAATCTTGTTACCAGCGGCGCCGAGTTGCTGAATATAACTGAAAGTAGTTGCGAACCCTGAAGCAATAACTCCAGCGACAACTTTAAATGTTCTTCCAAGACCGTCTGCCAAAGTGGCGGTAACCGCGACAGCTTCAACTAAGTCGCTGGCGAGCTCCTTGACCTTTTTCTGAAGCCCTCCAGCATTAGCGGTGGTATCAGTCAGATCTTTAGAGAACTGCGCCAAAACGGGCATCAGCTCAGCAGCAAGAGCGGTTTTAACCGATCCTATATATGTCCCTAAAACAGTAAGCTCTGTGCTGAACTGCTTCGCCGCCAGAATGGTTTTTTCGTCCATTACAGCGCCGGCTGCCTCAGCTGCGTCACCATACTTCCTGAATCCCTCAGCATTATCCCGCAGCAGCGGCAGCAGGGCCGTTGCATCACTAGCGATCGCTTCGAGGTAGAAGGTCATGTCAGACTGACTGACTTTTGCTTTCTCTAGGCTGGACACGTAAAGACCCAGAGCCTGGCTACCGCTGAGGTTCTTGAACTGATCCGCCGTGACTCCGACTTTAGGAGCAATCTGCTCAAAAAAATCAGCCATGCCACCGCCGCCGGTGTTTAAAAAGTCACCGACCTTATCATTCACATCCTTGAGAATGTCAGCAAGCTTGTCTTGTTCAATCCCTACAGTCTTGGCGCCCACCGCCATCTTCTGGAAATCAGTGACGCTGACGTTTGCGACTGCTGCCAGATTAACTATTTCAGACGCCGAATTGACAGCAGAAATGGTCATTGCCGTCAAAGCCGTAATGCCAGTGGCGATTCCAGAACCTATGGCAGTACCAACTGCCTTTGCACTATTCTCAACCTCTCTTCGCCATTTTGCGGAACTGCGCTCCGCCTTGTCCATGCCGGCAACAAAACCGCCTACCTGCGCAATGACGTCCAGAGTCAAAGTGCCTAATGATCTTGAGGCCATCTTTTTCTCCGGGCAAAAAAAAGCCCGCAGAGCGGGCGCATTGTCAATTGTGTGTCTATCGACTGAGTAGCTTAGTTTTCTCCGCTTCAAACTCTTCAGCGGTGAGAAGCCCGCGTTCTCTCAGTTCGGCTAATTTTTCAAGCTTCTGGTATGGGTCTGCTGTTTCAGAGCGAGGAGCCGTCAAATCGCTCGGTTCGACGGGGGCCTGCCTTCTTATCGAAGAGACCGACCAAATTAAAGCCGCAAGCCAACCGATGCCAGTCCACCCAAGAAATAGGTTCAGCAGAAAGACTGGTGCTTTGTTGTGATGGCCCCGAAACCAGGCAACGATGAACGGCAGAAAGTACAACGCTACCACCATGCCCTTCATTACGTTGCTCTGCAATGCACCTGCATCGACGACCATGATCCTGAACTCCGTGTAAATCTGGACAATCTAACATATCACCGAAGTGACAACCCTGATGCGGGCTGCAAGGCTATGCCCACGAAGCAATAGCCTCTTCCAGGGAGATCGGTTCTTCCTCATCCTCATGCAGAGCGAAATCCTTCCATGTGTAGGGCGCCGGACGCTTCTGCTGGTCACGGTGAAGGTTGGCTGTCAGCGCCGCCAGCATGGCTACCGAGCGCTCAACCCGCAGGCCAAGATGCAGTGAGCCGCGGCGTCTTCGGTACTTCACCCAGGACCTGAACTCACTCAGGCTCAGGTTTTCCTTGGCTTGCGCGATCGTCGAGCCCCCGACGCCGGAGAGGACAAGTTCGTGCCAGACTTCGTCTCGCTCGGTGAGCTCTTCGTCTTTCCCAAATCGTTTACCTCTTGGATAGCGAACAGCAGGGCGACGGTCAGGGCACCGTCAAGCGAACCCAGGCGCTTGGTGCTCTCCGGGTCCTTTTCCAGTTCAACTGGATCAAGCGGACCGTGAGTGATATCCAGTGAGCTGTCGAACACCGGGTTGCCGTGCTCGTCACAGATAGACGCGGCAATGCGGCCTGCAATGCTGTCTTGCCTGCCGGTAGCGGAAAGCACATCGCTCACCGCCGTCTGGTAGCCCATCGGCCGCACATACACCGTGGCGGTGTAATCTGTCCCGTCCTGACGCCACTTGATTTCTTTTTCCACCGGGCGCCCAGTGAATGACCCCGCGCCCTTGAGCGCATCGAGTGTCAGTTTCATGCTTTACCTCAGGCGTTGGTGGTCTTGCGAATCCAGGCGGAGCCGCCGGAACGCTGTATGGTGGCAGCAGTGGTCACCGCCGCGTTCGCCGCGAAATCGAACGGGAAGTCAGAGACGTAGCCGTCGAACAAGAACCAAGTTCGGGTCGACGGCAACACGAAGTCATCCGCGTCGCCCAGGATCGCCGAAGCTGCTGCGCCGGTACCGGAGCCACCGGTGAGCGTGATACTCGGCTTGCTGGTGTAGCCGGATCCGGCATTGGTGATGTTGAAGCCAATCACTTTGCCGTCCTCGATGATCGCGGTTGCAGCAGCGCCGGTACCGCCGCCACCAGAGAACGCAACGGTAGGCGCCGAGGTATAGCCGGAACCGCCGCTGGTTAATTCGATGGCCGAAATTGCGCCGGCGACACCAACAGTCGGCTTGATATCCTTGCCATCCGACCAGCCCACCACCCAACGAATGCTCTCGATGGTGTCATCCTCGGAGATCTGATGGAGGCGCACGTGGGACGGGTTGCGCGGGTCGACGTTGAGTGTCAGCGAAGCCTGGCCTGGCGTGCGCAGGCCGCGCAGATACTTACGGACCGTGTCGCTGAGGCAGGTCACCTCAACCTGGTCAGCCGGGTTGCCGCCCGGGTTGAACGCCGTTGCACACTCGATTTCGATAACTTCGAACTCGGACGGGTTACCAACTTTGGGCACCAGGGCGTAGATCTGGGTGCCTTGAGCGAGAATCGCCATGGGTCTCTCCAATTGCGGGCAAAAGAAAACCCGCACTGGGCGGGCTATTGGGGTTTGTTGCAGCTCTACCGGTGAACCATCCAGTCCACGTCGAAGCTGGCTCGGTAATTCTTCGTCTCTGGATCGCGACCTTCGACACCCCAGCGGGTGACGTAGGCGTCCAGCTCAACCGCATCACGGATCGCGTCACGAACCTTTCGGGCAGAATCGCCGGTCGCGGCGTAGACATCGACCTGCAGGGTGACGCTGTCTAGATCCGGGCGGCCAGCCAGATAGTTCTCGGGGCTGCCGCTGACGATCTGCCAAACAGCGTATGGCTTGGTCACGCCCTGCTCCGCTTCACCAAACGAGTAGAGGCGCATGCCAGTCCCGGCGCCGAGCAGCGCGGTAACGGCAGGGCTCTGGAGGCAGGCCTGTACGATGGGTGGTGTCATGAGCCTGTCGCCTTCTTCGCTGCGCGCCGAATGGCACGGTCGATTGCCTTCTCGTACTCGGTGACGAAGGTGTTAGTCACCTCGCTGATGCTGTCGGCCAGGGCCGGGCGCATGAATGGTGCTGCGGGCATCTTCTCGGTACCGAACTCGATCAGGCGCCAATGAGGCGTCGGTGCGTTCGAGCTGAGATCTCCGCCATCTTTGAGCACAGCGCCGTGCAGGACACCGATCCTGAAGCCCAAATCACCCGTACGCTTGAAAAGCCGCCCATTCCAGCGAATCGCGATGTTGTCTGAGATCGATCGTCCAGTGGCCTTGTCGTCGATGCGTTCAGCACCTGCCTTAGCCTTCTGCACCACCACCTGGGCAGCCTTGCGAAGCGCGGCCCGGCCCCCCTTGCGGCGAACATCAACGCTGACCTCCGATAACTTTCCCAGCAGGCTGTCCAAGCCAAGAATGCTGAAATCGACACCGTCAGCCATCCTTCACCCCCTTTGAGACCAAGATGGTCAGATATTCCAGACCGGAGTCGGCGTCTTCAAGCGGAGGACCTTCGATGCTGTAAATCTCGCCTCGATAGACAATGCGCATGGTTGGCAGCACGCCTGGGCGATAACGGATCACCATACGGGCTGTAGCTTCCGACTGGGCCGCCTGTGCTGCGAGCAGATCACGGGCAGATAATGGCGTAACATCAGCCCAAGGCTTGGCGAAGGCCTCCCATGCGGGCTCGCCGTACTCCAGCGTCTGAGGGTCGCGTGGAGTGACCTTGTGCTGAATCTCGATTCGGTGCCGCAGTTTCCCTGCGTGAATGCTCATGCCAGTGCCGGATCGCGAAGGTGGTATAGGAGCGCGGTGACCGGTTTTGGCAACATGCCAAGTTCGAATTCCCGGTCTTGGTCGTTATCGCGCTGTTTGTACAGATACCCAAGCATGAGCTTGGTGGCTGCTTTAACCGCGTAGGGAACTTTGCCAGGAATCGCCTCGCCATCAGCATCTAGATAGCCGTCGGCAGCTGACTTTAGATAACCTCGGACAAGGTCGCTGGCCTCCAGAACCTTGTCTCGAATGTCATCGTCGTCGGCGTCGTCATCCACCCGCAGTTGGGATTTTGCTTGCTCCAAGGTGATGAACATCATGATGCCGACACCCCCTTGGTCAGGTCTTTACCATTGGTCCCGTCTTTGCCATCCCTGCCTCGCTTGACCGCCAGGCGCCACCCCTTGCTGGCGGGCTCTCCCGGCTTGTCGCTGGTCGGATCTTCGCAATGCCAAAGGCTTCCAGCCCATGTGACGGTGTCCCCGGGCAGATAATCTCCGGGAGAAAACACCCCACGGTAGATCATCACCGGTAAATCAAGCTTCTTACGTACCTCAGCACCACTGGAAAGCACCAGCGACAGCTCGAAACCTCGCTCACCAGTCTGTTCGACTACAGCAGAGCCAACCCCCTCAACAATGCACTCCCACCCCTTCATGCCACTGGTTCGCTCGAACGAGCGCCACAGTCCGCCGAGATGCTTGGCGTAGGTCCCACGCACATAGGACTTCTCGCCGTCTATCTCCGGCAGTATCTCAAGCTGCAGTGCATCACGTCCGGGCTCGCCGTCTTTCGGAAGAACCAGGCCCTGCATCGCCTTCGCAACCTCTTCGGCAATGACCGGCCGTAGATCTTCCGGTGTAACGCTGGCCCCAGGCTCTGCTGGTGGAAGCGCGTCGACAGCCTCCTTCACCGCATCAATCAACATCGGGGCAACGTCTTCCAACGTGATAGACACGCCATCCCGGGGGACAGGAAGCTTGGCAACCTCTTCGGCCACGGCCTGCCGGACCATTTCGGGATCGGCATCCTTACCATTTTCCGGGACTGCGATATGTCGGGCAGCCTCGGCTGCGATTTCCTTAGGGTCGAGGATAGGAATTTTGCCGATTGACTCGACGAACTCCCGGCGCAACCCCTCATCCCGTTGATCAATGTCCTTCCCCAGGGCCTCTCGTAGAGAGGCGATGGCCTTGTCGACATAGCCTTTCAAGACCGGCGCGAGGGCTTTCGCCTGTGCTTCGAGTTCACGCAGATTCAAGATTCAACTCCTTCTCGATCAGTAGCGCGAACATCCGCGCCTGGTCATCCAGGTCTTCTGCTGAGGGCTCATCGGGCTCAGGTGGCGGCAACGCCGGCGCTGTTGGCTGAGTCTTTCCGAACGGGTCGGCTTGAGCATCGCGCCGGGCGATAGCCGCAAGGCTGTAGTTCTGCTGCTGGATCATGGGCGAGTCACCGCCTTCTACAGGCGCCAGTCCAGCCCGCTTGCGCGCCTCGTTGGGCTTCATCCAGCCACCGCCAACAGCGTCGTTGTTCGCCTTGTACAAAGTGGGGGTGTCCATGCGCAGCAACCCGTCCAGGTCGAACTCAGTCCCATAGGGCACCGGAAGCTCAAGCCCTTCGTCCAGGCACAACTCTGCAGCCTCAATCAGCGACTGAAGGCAATCCGAGTAATACGCCTGGTTGGATACCTCGGCATTCGCGTTGGACGGCGCGGAGCCGACCCCAACCTTGTAGCCAGGTACATGGAAAGCAGAGCAAACAGTTTCAGCTGACCACCGCAACTGCTCAATCAGCTGTGAATCGGCAGCAGAAAGCGCCATGGACTCGTACTTCAAACCATCGCCAAGGACCGCTACTTTGCCGGCGTTGTCCCCGGAAAAGTTGGCGTCCCAGTGTTCCTTGAGACGTTTGGCTGTGTCCTCGCCAATTGCACCCGGGGCCGTCAGCACACCACCAGGTTTCGATCCGTTCTGGAAGAACCTGGCCGAGTTGTTCTGGATTGCATTCCCCTGCATGGCAGCAAGCCCGCACGCAAAAATGGGAGATATACCCACCAGCGGGTGGAAAAGGCAGTTCATCCGGTCATGGATGATCTCGCTTGCCGGAACGGTCAACCCTTCTTCCAGTGTCGATAGGTTGTCCGCCATCAGGCGGTAGAAGACACTCCCGTCATCAGCGACAAGAGGAACAACGCGGCGTGGATCAAGGACGAACATCTTGATCACCACGCCTCGGCCGTCCCTGATCTTCAGCACGTAGGTGTTGCCACTGGTCAGCTTCGACAGCACCCAGGTCTCATAGAACTGGATGCGGTTCTGATAGTGGTTAGGACGCTTGATGACCGGCGAGAATGAAGGGCTTGCCGCCTCCTCCCAAACGCCATCATCGGTCAGCTTCACCAGTTTCAGGCGAAGCTTCGCAATGTCGGATGCAATCAGGGTGATGCAGGCAAATACCGCAGAGAACGCCAAGACAGTGTCCTGATCTACCTCGACATTTTGCTGCCAGGCACCGGCAAACGCCTCGCGCACCACGCCAAGCCAGCCACCGCGGTTATCAGCCGGTCGCAGGCCCTTCTCTTCGGACTTCTTGCCCCATTTGAAAAGTCTCATCGCGGCTCCACGGGTTATTCAGCCTTCATGTCGCGGCGCTTGTAAGTGCGCTTTGCTGGGCCGCCTGGCCCTTTCTGTCGGCCTTCACCACCGGCATCAGGATCATCGACGCCTTCGGCCAGCTTGGCATTGTTGATTGCCCGCAACAGCCTGACGTCGCGGTCACGGGCTTCGAAGGAGTCGCCGGCCAGCAGCTGCTTACCGGAGTATCGAAACTCCTTGAGTGCAACCATTTTCATGGCTATTTCCTCGCAGAGATGGCCGGGTTAAACCCGGCCGCGGCGGTTCAGGATTCGTAATTGGCCGAGTCGATGTAGCCAACCGCCTGCAGGCGACGGCGCTTCCAGTTGATGAAGCGCTCGGCACGCAGCGCCACCATGTTGTTCTGCCAGAGGCTGACCAGCTCAGTGGCACCGGCAGTAGGAGTGCTGTTCATCTGCAGGGAGGCTTCACGGCTCACGTCGATGGTGACCCCGCCGTCATCCGCCAACAGGATCTCGGAAGCCTTGGCCAAGATCAGCCGCTGGCCTGCACCAGTAACCGGGCTACCCGAGCCAGGATTGGCCGGAACGCTTTCCGACACGACCACCGGGAGCCCCATGAACGTGCCGCCGTTCATATCAATGCCCGGGAATTCCGACTGCCCCAAGGCGTTGTTCATCATGCTGATGGTCAGCGCCATGGTGGGAGTCATGATCCAGACCGCGCCAGCCGGAGTCATGTTGGCGGCCAGGAACGCTGCGAACAGGCGCTTCACATCAGCCTTCAGGGCATCGGCGGTAGTGCCGCTGGCAACGATCGGTGTGACACCGTGGGTGATGGACGCCGGCGATACTTCAGCCACCTCGGCAATGGCCGGATCTACGAATGCCACGTCCAGGAACTGTGCCATCGATGCGGTGAGGTCGGCCTGCACCAGGGCCTCGGCGCTAGGGTTGCTGAATCGCACCAGTTCATCGGTCAACACCACAATCCCGGCGGCCTTGGTGAAGCGCAGGGTGGTGGTGTCGAATGCCAGGGCCGAAACCGGCTTGGGCTTGCCCTCGCCCACCCAGTTCACGCTGGAGCCGGAGGTCTGCCCCGACATTTTGATGTTGAACGGCACACGGCGCAGTCCTTGGATTTTGCCGATGATGGTCTGTGGGCGCAGCAACTCAATGAACTCGCTGGCCATGGTCTGGTACTCAACCAGCGGTGCTGCCCAAGCTGGGTCAGTGGTGGTACCGGCTGCGACTGCCGCCTTCAGAACGGTTACCACCTCAGGGGTGGATTCTTCCCAGCCCTTGGCAACCTCCACGGCCTGCATCAGGTTGCCCTTCGAGCGTGCCAGCGCGATCGCGAAGCGAGTGAATGCGGTACCTTTTGGCAGGGTCCGCTCTACACGGATCACCGCGTTGTCACGCACTTCATGGCCTTTCGAGACGTTGTTGACGCGGCCAGGCTCAACGGGCTTGGCGCCGGAAGCCATGGATTTTTCCAGGCCACGCAGACGGCCCAAGTGACCATCGATGGACTTCAGTTCACCCTCGATGGTGTCGTATTCCTCGGACTCGGAAGCGTCAAGGGTGCGCCCCTCTTCGGCGGCCTTACTCATGATTGCTTCGAGACGAGCAGCTTTGGCGCCGCGAGTGCTCTCGAAGGACTTGATCTGTTCCTGAATGTTCATGTCGCCCTCCTCGGGCTTCGCAGATTTTGTGATGGGTGCCGAAGCGCCGGCAGGGGTGATGCGCACGACCGGGAGCGCGCTGGAGCCTGTCGCGGCGCGCAACTCACGGTCGATGGATTTGATGGTCTGAATGCTGGCACCGGCGTTGGCCGGCACCGTCACGGCAGAAAGCTCCAGCCACTCCCACTTGAGGAAGCGTCGACCCCAGCTGCCGTCGATGTTCGCCGACTCGATCGGCGAAAAGCCGATGGAAAGGCCACGGACCAGCTTGGCTTTGATCGACTGCCAGGCTTCATCGAGCCTGTCCTTCAAGGTGCCGGGCTCGTCGACCTTGGCCAGTTCCACCGTGACTTCGATTCCTGCGTCAGTCACGGTGGCCTTGGTCACCTGCCCGACTGGCTGATCGTGGTTGTGCTGCCACAGGAAAGGGATCGGCAATTTGAATTGCGCGCCCTTGGGCTCAACCACATCATCCATGCGGTCAGGCGCAGGCGTGGTGGCAATGCCAGTAATCACCCGCGCGTCATCGTCCACCGCCTTGATCTCAAGGAGGCTGTAGGCTCTGTTCATTGGGTACCCCAGAAATGCAAAAGCCCGCACTGGGCGGGTCTGGCTTAGCCTGACGGCTACGAATTGAGGAAAAACATCTGGTACTTCTTGGCCGGTGGCGACGGGTTGGTCGCCATCAGGGACACGGCATTGAGTAGTGCCATCACCGGGTCGATCTTGGCGGTACCGCTGGCCTGCTTGGTTATCAACACCGAGTTGGCACGCGACTCGATGCGGGCATTGCCAACACACCAGTCCATCAGCGGCTGATCGGCATGAAAAAGCTTACGCTCTGCAAGCCTTCGCTCTGCGATGCTGATCGCCCCCACCAACTTCCACCCCTGCGGAATGCCGAAAATGATCTTCTCGTCTATCTTTCGCTTCAGCAGTTCCTCGAGCATGACCTTGTGGGTTTTTTCAGGGTCCATGCCGACGCCAGCCAGCAAGCCTGTGCCATCGATCATTTCAACCACATCAGCAACGGCGGCGACATCACCGGGCAGCTCTTCGATAATCACCAGGTCGCCATCCCGCTCGAAATCGCGATACTTCGACTCCTCGGATTTTCGGCGGTCCAGCGCAATTGGATGCGCCCAGGCAAGCGAACAAGAAAGCCAAACGTCGGAGCCGGATTTGCGCCCCAGCACGGTAAGGCCTAGCAGGTCGTCGAGCCCGCCGCCGTCGATACCCACTGTCACAACTTCCGACTGTTCGAGCAGCGCCTGCAAGCTGAGCGACGCGTCTGCCTGAACCTTCCAGAAGTCAGCACCGGTCCACCGATCTGAGCGAAGGTTCAGGCCGATTTCGATGTTTAAGTGCTTAGCCAGGAATTTCTGTAGAGACCCATCGCCGGCGTTCTGCTTCTTGCGCAGCTCATCCTGCAGCCACTCGGCGCTCACCGAACGCCCCAGGTTGGGGTTGGTGATGTAGAAGTTTTCCGGCTCCAGGTACGACTTGTCCTGAACCATGCTCTTCGGGAACTCATAGAGAATCCCGAGTGTTTTTCGGTCCTCAATGACTCCGTCGCGAATGTCGCGCCAGTACTGCAGGCGCTCTTTGAAGACACCGGCCGGTGGCTCATCACTTTGCGTGGTCAGGTAGATGACCCAGCCTTCATCCCGTGAGACCTGGCCGCCCAGTGCCTCCATGAACATGGCTTCAGCACCTGGCTTCTTACCAAATACCCAGAGCTCGTCCACCAGAACCTTGCCAGACTTTTTACCGGACACCGTGTCGGTATCCGCTGCAACAACCTTCAGGCTGTTCTTCGTCGTGCGATCTGTGATGGTGCGGATGTGATCCTGTACATGGAACATCGCTGACAGCTCTTCATCTGCACGCACCATGGCAGCTGCCGGCTTGAAAGCGTTGTCGGCAACCTCCCTGGTCGGAGCGAGGATCAGATGCTCTTCCTCTTCCCTCCAGCACAAGATAAGTGCCGTCAGCATGATCCCTGCGGCGATTGTCGACTTGGTGTTCTTCTTGCTGATCAGCAGGCCAAACTCTCGAATCAGCTGCTTGCCTGTTTCCGAGTCGTAGCCACCAAAGATGGCTCTGACAAAGTCGAGCACCCATTCATCACAGCAGTCAGCCATACGGGGCTTGCCCGGCAGATCAGGAACTTTCAGTTCCTTGAAGATCTGGACAGCTCGCTCGGCTTCCTCGACAAAGATGGGTGGCGGAATGATGGACTGCCTTCGAACCAACCGCCGTTCCCAGTCCGGGCATGCGGTGGTCCAATCCATCGCTACACCTTCTTACCGTTCGCTGCTGCCAACCGAGGCGGCGCCTGGCGGGTGAATTTGCTCGCCGCCTGCTCCGCCGCCTTTTGTCGCTCGTCCTTCTTACCGCCCTCTCCCTTACGTGGATGCAAGAACGGCATCAGGGCCTTGGCTGCATCAACCCGAAGCTTGGGTTCAGACCCGGCATCGTTCATCACTGCGAGGAGGAAGTCTTTCGGATCGCGATGAAGCAGGGCTGCCCCCAGATCAAAACCGGCTGGATCAGGGTCATCTTCGGGTGACTCCTGGGTCGCGGGAGGTGAGTTCGGTTTAACACCCCCTTTAACAGGATGAAGGGCATTCAACTTGTGCAGCTCGTTAACCACGTCCGGGTCTTTCGCCAACCTTGAACCAGCGGCGGAAGCAGATTTTTCAGGGCATCCAGCCGCAATGGCCGCGTCTCGATTGGACGCACCTCCCCTGATAGCGTCAATAAACCGACGCTTTTTGGGTGTTAAAGCCATTAACAAAAAACTCCAGAGAGGAAAAAATCTGCGAATGAGTTGGGCGCGGTGTCCGAGCGAAAAGGATTTTCAGATCAGACCCACCCCCCACCCAAAACGCCCCAAAAAAGGGCGGAAACCGGGGGTGTAGCGTGCTGCAGCCGACCTATCGACGACCTCTAGCCGCCTCAGCTGCAGTCTTCTCCTGGTGGCACGGCACGCACAGGGCCTGAAGGTTGCTGTCATCATCCGAGCCGCCCTCGGCGACGTTGATGATGTGGTCGACCTCAAGGTCTTTTGTGACCAGGCCGCAGGCCCGGCAGGTGTACTGATCCCGCAACAGGATCCGATCCCGAATGCGGCGCCACGGTCGACCACCACGACCAGCACCCCATTGAGCCTCATTGACCTGGGCGACCGGGGTAGCCGGCAGCATCGTCACGTTCTGCTTCAGGATATTGAGCCTGGCCATCAGTAACCACGCTGAATGGGAGAGCCGCTGAGATAGGTGAGAAGCTGGGCTTCATTACAACCCTCCTCCTCTTCAGCCATCACTTCGATCAGTGACTGGCTCTGGGCTGCGATCTGCTGGAGCAGGCTTGTCTGCCTCTTCTGCTCTTCCAGCATCTGCTCCAGTAAAGAGATCACGTGCTCGCTCATAGGCAACCTTCGTCCACTTGTTGATCCATTCGCGCCGGGCGGCGCACCCACTACACGACATCGCCTTCAACCACCAGACCACGGCCGTCGACGGTGAAGACGACGGTCAGCCTTACCGGCTCACCAGGCTCACTGAGCATTGAGGTACTGGCCTGACATGGCAGCAGCTCACCGCTTTCGGTGTGCAATGCGAACGGCGAGGAAGCATCAGGCTTACCCAGCGCATATCGAGAAGAAGTGTCACCCAAACAGGTAACGTCGATCTCAGGCGCCACGCGCTTCAGTATCAGCTTCATCAATCCACCCTCACGATCTTGGCCACGTTCCCCTTTGCCCTGCACACCAGGATGGCAGCCAGAAGGTAGAAAGCTGTGTTGAACCAGGAGGCGTCGGCGAAGTCATCGTGCATCACCATTCGCCCTACGAGACTGATGAACTGCATGCCGGTAACAGCACACGCAGCCCAGGCCATCAGGGAAACGCCCAGCTTGTAGCGGGCGTCCGGGTAAGGTCGGTAGCGTAGGCCGATCATCACGAAGATGACCGCACACAGCGCAGCCTGGATAACGGCAACCATTCAACCCTCCTTCCTTGCTCGCAGGCGGAAGACCCATTGCAGCCAGCTCGGCATGCGTCCGGTTTCCATCCATTCCAGCAAGCCGGAGAACGTGACCACGCAGAGAACACCGCAGACGAAGGCGCTGAAGCCTGCGGTCTGGGTCCAGGCCCGGCCCATCAGCTCAGCCGCGCCAAAGTAGCCACCGATCCAACCGGCCAGCAGATAGCCGACGCGGCGCCACGTGCTGATGTCTTTGGCGAACACCACATAAAAGAAAGCCCCACCGAATGCGCCGACCAATGCGGCGAGATCCAGCTGGGGGAATGCAGCGCCCAGGCCGACGCTGGCAAGTACGCCGGTCACTGCGAGGGCGCCGGTACTTGGCTCGGCCATAAGCACTGCTCCATAAAAAAGCCCCGGCATTTGCCAGGGCCCAGAAACGACAAAGCCCAGCTCAATGGCCGGGCTTTTGTAGTGCCACTCCTCAGCAACGCGCAGGAATGACAGGATGGGGATAATTTCGCTCAGTCGCTCACTGATGTCAACAGGCAATCACGCGGCCTCTTTCATCAGCAACCCTTCAGCCTCCAGAATCACTTTCACGTCAGCCAACGCATCATCCACCAGGCCGTCGAGCTTCTCGTTGATTTCAGCCCTCCAGCGGCGGCGCGTCGACTCCGGAGTAGCATCGAGGTCCCAAGTGTTCATGTCGTAGAAGCTGTCCGGCAGGATGATCACGCCCTCTTGTAACGCCTCGATGCGTTTCTTTTCCGCTTGGCCAGCAGCAACGGCAGCATTCACGGTAGCGTCACGACGCCAGGCCGAGGCATCCAAAGGAATCTCAACCGACACGGAACGCGGCGGCTTACGACGAGCGCCCTTGAGCTTCGGGATTGCCCAGGCCGTGACCGCCTTGTAGATGAACAGCTGCGAGGCCGGGCTGGCAATGCGCGGCCGCACCAGGGTAATGGCCTGGACCTTCATCGCCTTGTTCGTGCTGTACTTCGCCACCAATGCATCCCAGTGCTGCGGCTTGAGCATGTGGTGCAGTCGCGCAGACACCCAGAAGTCGATCTGGGCTTGGTCGATGCCTCCCGACTGGCCGGCAAGCGACGCCAAGCATCCGCCCTCTTCCTCCGCCGCTTTGTACAGCTTCTGCCAGGCCTGGGCCTTCGCTGATCCCTTCTCGCCCGCCGCCAAAGCGGCAACCACTGCACCCGATACGCTGCTGTAGATCATGTCCTTCCCCCTAATCCCCGGTGTAGTTGGTGCCACCGACGCCGCGCCGGTTGCTTCCCTGATATGTAGCCTCAGGCCCGGATGCCTGAGGGTTCTTCAACTGCTCAATCTGCCGGTGCGCTGCCCGAAGCCTCATGCTGAGCTGGGTCACCAGTTCATCCAGGGCCAGGGCCTCGCCAGTTGCAGCCGCTACCCAGCCCGAGGCGTTGCAGTGGTCGCATGGCAGTTCGTGAAACAGCCCCTTGGTGACCGCTCTCCCACGGCACAAAGGGCACTTTTCCAGCTCGATCACGGCCTTCTTGAAGGCTGGGCCGTGGCTCTTCTTCATTCCTTCGAATCCTCGACCTTCTCGCAGCGGAAGGTCTTGCTACCCACGTAGAAACCACCCAGGCGCTCGCACTCGGCGGCGACCGTGTAGTGGGCACGAACCCAGCCGATGTAGTAGGCCAGCAGCAGGCCCGCGGCCTGGTATGCGAATTCGCCAATGGTCATTTCGAATCCTCGCTAATTACAAATGCGGTAAGGTCGTTCGGTGCCACGGCTGCTGTGGCCTCTGGCGAATTCTGCGAAATTTCAAATAAGGCCTTGGTAAGGCCGTGAATGGCTGCAAAGCCGATCCGATCAAGCCAGGCATGCCACTTCTCCAGCGCGGCGCGGCGCTGCTGCATGGCCTGGGTGTGGATGTAGGTGCTGGCGATCTTGCCCAGCTTGTGGTTCAGCAGCATCTCGCCGATGTGGCCGTCGATGCCGAGGTCGGTCCAGGTGCTGCGGGACACCTTGCGCAGGTCGTGACTGGTCCACTCACCCTGCCCCATGCGCTTGAACACGTTGCTGGCCTGCGTCTCGCTCAGGCACAGGCCCCGGCGATTCGGGAACAGGTACACACCTTCGTAGCCCTCGGCCTGCTGGATGGCCCTGTACCGAGTCAGCAGCGCCTGCACCTGGGCGGTCAGCGGCAGGCGGTGCTCCGTGCGAGTCTTGGCGTTGGCGGCGGGGATGAACCACTCGGCCGCTGCCAGCGAGATCTCATTCCAGCGCGCCATGCGGGTCTCACCGATCCGGGTGCCGTGGGCCAGCATCATCAGGGCCAGCATGGCAGCGCCTGGTTCCTGCTCGAATGCCTGGGCCAGCTGCTGCATCAGCTCCGGCAGTTGCACATCGCGCAGGCGCGCCGCCTTGGGCAGGATCTTGGCCTTGGTGAAGTCGTTGAAGCGCATCCCGGCCATGGGGTTTCGGTCGATCAACCCCAGCTGCAGGGCCTGGCGGAAGGCTGTCAGCAGCAGCGCGAACATCTGCCGCAGGTAGGACAGCGACACCTCGGCCTGGCACGGCCACATCAGGTGCTTGTCCAGCGCGTCGGCAGTCACGTCAGCCAGGGCCAGGTCAGCAAGGCGCGGCTTGAGGTGCTGGGCAATGGCGGACTTGGCGCCGGCCTTGCGCTTCGCCGACAGCGAGCGGTCGCGCGCCATGCGGTCACCGTACCAGTCAAGCAGCTGCCCCACGGTGGCCATGCCGGAAACCACCGGTGCCGTGGCCGGATCGCGCAGCAGGCGCTGACGCAGCGCGGGCAGCTCGGCAATCACCGCCGCCACGGTCAGGTCAGGCCAGCGGGCGACCGGCACCCACTTCTTGCCGCGCACCAGGTGCCAGGTGCCACGCTCGCGGTTGCTCCAGAAGCGCAGATACAGGCCGGGGTGACGAGGGTCGCGCAGGTCGCGTACTGACTTGTCGGCGGCCTGCCGGCGCACTTCGGCTTCGCTCAGCTTCACTTCACGGGTCGCGCTCATGCAGCCACCGTGGCGGGTTGCAGCAGGTAGGCACGGATGGCCTCGACGGCGTCGATGTTGCCCCGGCACACGATCGCTAGGTAGCCCTGATCGGCAAGCGCCTGCAGGTAGGCATCCTGGCTCGGAGATACCGGCGCGTCATAGGGCGGCATGGCCTTGAACTCGATGTATAGGCCGAAATAGCCACCTCGCGCCATGGGCAGCACCAGGTCAGGCACACCGGCCTTCACGCCCTGCCCCTTCAGCTTGGCAGCCACCGCCTTGACCCGGTGCCCGCCGTTCGGGACGTGGTAGATCAGCTTGTAGGCCTGCGGATAGCGCAGTTGCAGCTCCTGCATCAGCGCGGCCTGCTCCTGCCCTTCCCGGTCGACGGGCTTGGCGCGAGTCGGCTTGGCCCTGAACGGGCGAATGGCGGGCGAATTCATGCGATCAGCACCCCCTCATTGAGCAGCAGCGCCTGGGTGCGCATGACGCCCTCGGCGTGGTACCGGCGTGCGGTGTCGCGGTCCACTGCCCGGCTGCGTCCGTCGCAAGCGTCGTGGCAAGCGCTGCAGCACCAGGCGCCTTGCAGGTCGTGCGGCTTCTTGCCAACGCCGCAGGTGCCCGCCAGGCGGTAGTGCGCAAGGACCGTGGTCTCGGGGTTGCCGTTGCATACGCCCGGGATGCGCACCTGGCACTCCCGACCGCGCGCGGCCTTGGTCAGCTTGGTCTGGCGCATCAGATGCCCTCCCGGCCACGGTGCGACGACCAATCGAACGGAAGGACGATGCCCCCACCCTCCCGCAAGCGGTCCGCCGAACGCTCGCCCATTGCCGCCGGAAGCTCTTTCGCACCAAGATTGGAAATCACGATGGTCGGCAGCATCCGCTCGTAGCGGCCGTTGATGATCGAGAACAGACGGCTCAGTTCGAAATCGCTCGGCGCCTCCTTGCTCGCGCCGACCTCATCCAAGACCAACAGCGACGGCCGAATCAACGCGTCGAGGATGCTCCCCTCGGTCTGGCCGGAACTGCCATCGAACGTGGCGCGGATGGCCTGCAGGATTCCGCCGAGGGTCCGATAGGCTGCCGTATGCGTGGTGGTGGCCATGACGGCTTGGGCGATCGACACACCCAGGTGCGTTTTCCCGGTACCGGGGTTACCCACTAGGATCAGGCAGCGCCCGGCGGCCAGATTGGAATCGAACTCGGCGGCGTAACGCTCGCAGCGCGCCTTGGCCTTGTGCTGGCCTTCGCAGGTCGCCGCATAGCTGTCGAACGTCTTGTCCTTGAACCGCTTTGGGATCAGCGAGTCGCCGAGCTTGTACGCCAGATCCACGCGCTGACGCTTAGTGTCTTCGGCCTGGGTTTTGGCGACCTGCGCCGCCTTGCAGCCCGGGCACGGCGAGCGGAAGGTGTGGCTGAGCACCTGGTGGGTGGTTGCCTCATACGGGCCATGCTCTTCGCATATGGCCATGGAGGTCACCTGCGGACCGGCAATGCTGGACAGGTGGACCACTTTTTCAGAACGCATAGGAGCCATCCTCCCGTGGAATGAGGCCATCGTGGTAGTCGCGGTCGTTGAAGCCGTGATGACGGCTGTTTGGCTTGCCCTGGGCGGGCGATTTGGCGAGGAATCGCTTGGTGATCCACTCAACTTCGAAGCTGCGCCACCCGCTGTCGATTACGATTTCCATCACCTGGGCTGGCTGAATACCCAAAGCCAGACACTGGCGGAGCTTCTCGTTCAGACGGGCCCAAACCCGTTCGCTCATCTGTGCGCCCTTCGACTTCCGGACCGCCAGGTAATCAGCGATCAGGGATTCATCGAGGCCGTGCGGGTTGTCCGCCAGCATGGCGACCTTCCCGAATGGCGCCTTGCGATCTTCCTTCGCCCGAGTCGGCTCCGGCTCGCTAGGGGGGCATGTAACATCTTCCGAAGGAAGATTTACATAGGGGGTTTCTTTCTTAGAATAAAGAAGGGAGTCGGCGGTTTTGGTCTGTTTCGACTCTTCGCCGATTCGGACCACTTGAGCCGAGTCGGCTGTTTTGGTCTGATTCGGCTCAGTGACGTAGACCCAGTCTTTCGGGTCATTCACTCCGATGTCACCCCGTGCCCCACCCTCGCGGAACAGCACACGACGACGCAGCAGACTGGAAATCGCTTTCGACACGGTGTCAGGGTGAGCGTGGATGGCTTTCGCGATGTCGGTCGCCGGAATTCGCTGGGCGCCCGCACCGAAGTTGATGGTGGCCTTGGCCACGTACAGCACAATCTTCATCTCCCTGGCTGGGAGATCGATAGCCAGCAGGCCATCCATGAGCTGGTTGTCCATCCGGGTGAACCCCCTGGACTTGTCAAGTGGGACAATGTTTGTCATGCTTAAACCCGTTCAAATGCTGTAGAGAAAGCCGCCCTGCCAGGCGGTTTTTTTTCGTCTGCTGTTCGGCTACTGGATGCCTGAACAGCTGGACGGCCCCACTACTGGCGCAAGGCCAGATAACTCACAATTCACCTCGTCAATCGGAACCTTTCACCGGGCCTACGACGGGAACGTCTTGGCGTTGCGCAACAAGCGCCCCGCCTGACTCCTTCTCCAGAACGCATTGCATCGGATAAGAGAAACCACCTGCAGCACGGCACTGCGAGACCCTGCTGCTGGACACGCCGAGAGCGTTACCGATGGCGCGGCCGGTGCGGAAATGTTTCAGGGCTTCGTCAAAGGTCATTGATGTCTCTCCGAGGTCTTCGGCGAGTTTAGAGTTCTTAACACAACAAGGCAAGTTATCTAAACACTCAAAGGTTTAGAATCCTAAATATGGAATTCAAAGACCGCGTGATCGCGCGCATGAAGGAGCTCAACCTGAGCTCAACCGACCTCAGCAAATTGTCTGGCGTGTCCAAGGCAACCGTGAGTTTCTGGATTAACGGAACGAACGGTGCTAAGGGCAAGAATCTACTCGCCTTGGCAAAAGCACTTGAGTGCTCAGCAGAATGGCTTTCTGACGGTACCGGCCAGCCAACCGACGAGAACTCTCCTTCCGTCGCCGCATCCAGCACTGCCGAACTGGTAGCGCAGATGCTTGCCTCCAAGGCTGGGAAGAACCTTTCGGAGAAAGCGCGCGAAGTGATGCTTGCCGCTGCTGCCGAAGCGGACAGCCCAGATCGGGGACAAGAGTACCTGCCCTCTGCATACTCCAGCCTGAAGCCGAACCAAGAGGAAATTCTGATTCCTCAGTACGACGTGCGAGCGGCAATGGGGCACGGCCAGGTGCCTGCCGACTACAGCGAGGCGGTACGTAACCTTGTGGTACGCGAGGAAATTTTGCGGGAGAAGGGAGTTACGTATACCTCACCTTCAGCACTGGCGATGATCACCGGATGGGGCCAGAGCATGGAGGGGACCATCAATGACAAGGATCTAGTCATTGTTGATCGCGGCATCAGCGAATTTATCGGTGAAGGGATTTACGTGATCACCTGGCACCAGGAACTGTACATCAAGCGGATGATGCGTTTGGATGAGGACCATTTTCGGCTGATCTCTGACAATCAGCATTACGAAAATCAGACGGCTCGCATCGATGATGTCACAGTGCACGCGAAGGTACTGCTGATCTGGAACGCAAAAAAGGCCTAGCACTCAGATTCAAGAAGCCCGCGTAATAGCGGGCTTTTCGTACCTTCAAAACGGTGCCGCTTCCTCTAACGCTATAAATTCATCCTGAGTTTCTGCCTGAGGATCATCGTCGGAGAAGGCCTCCCAGCGCAGCGTTACAGAAACATCCTCCTCATTGAATTCCATATCGATCCCATCAGTCTCCTTGAGGATCCCCATCACCTCCTCCCACTCCCTGTCCCCATCAGTATCTAGCCGGTGAATGGTCACCCACCTTTGCTGTCGAGCCGTAGGATGATTGATCATCGATGACACCCGAAGACCCAGGCGCTCCACGCCTGACATAACCGATCTTTCCTGCTGCTTCTGGGGCTTTGCCATCTGATTCTCCAATAACTGTATATCCATACAGGGACTACACAAGACTAGCTGATCTCCTACAAAGCAGGAAGTCTTGACTTTCAATGCTCGCGGGGAGTGCCCGTTCGTCCGTACTGTTTAGATTTCTAAAATTCTTCTTGACGCCTTCTGTTTAGTTTTCTAAATTTGCCTCAAGCAGTCGCGCCATGGGCTGCCGGCATACAAGCCACCGCTCTTTAAAAACCAGTAGATGAGCCACCAGGCGCCGAGTTAAGCCGGCCGTTGAGCCCTGGTGGACAGTACGCAACGCAGCAAGCTTCCTCGCTCGACATGTCGGCCCGCAGGTTTGCTGAGCAATACCGATTTCACTGGCTGGCCTTGGTGACAGGGCCAGACGGGAAATCAACGCAAAGCGGAGCAATTGGAGATGACCACGATTATCGAAGACCGCTTCGATAGCGGCGCCCAAGTGAGCATGGAGATGGACAAGGACGCGGGCGAGCTATTCGTCTTCCACTGCCCAGCCGGCCAAGGATGCATCGTCAGCAAATGGCCGCTGGACAGCTATCACTTGCCGATCGCGATGGCTCACTACGAGCAGTGCATCGAATTGGAGCGCGCTGCATTCGAAAGCTGCTCCACGTCAGCCTGACGTTAACTGCCCGATCCACCTGGTTCCCCATCACCAGGCTGTATCGGTCGTGGCGTTCGCCCTCCCCTTGGTCCGGGAGTAGACGGCAGCGAGCGTCACGACCAATGCAGCCACCCCGCAAGAGCAAATCATGGACACGATCACTATCGGCGCATGGATAGGCCACCTTGGCCGAGGCCTGGCGCCTCGCGAATTGCAATGCATCCTCGATGTCGCCCAGGGCTTCACCACCAAGGAGATAGCCAGGCACTTCGGCATCAGCGAAAGCGGTGTCGAGAAGCGCATCGGCGACGCCATGTTGAAGCTGGGTGTGGCCCGTCGCGCCGCAGCCGTGGCCGAAGCCATGCGCCGCCAGATCATCAGCCCGCTCTGCATCGCCTTGGCCGCCCTCATCACCATGCACGCGGTGATCGATGACAGCGACCCAATGCGCCGCGATCGCCGCACGCCGGAGCGCCGCACCGCCCAAGTTCGAATCGTTCGCAAGGCCGAAGCCTTCGAGCTCCACGCCTGACCCACTGAGGACCAACCCCATGCAAGCAGCCATCCAACAAAGCCAGGACAAGCTCGAAGCCCTGCGCCAGGAAGTGATCACGGCCACCGAGGCATTCCGCGCCAAATCGCGCTTCTATGTCACGCAAAGCGGTAACGGCTGGATTGTCGTCTCTTCCAGCAACAACCGCGTGTACGGCCGCAACACCAGCTACCCGCAGGCTGTCCGTTATGCGGAGAGCCTTGAGCGTGCGATCGATGCCAAAACCCTCCCGGTGGTGGCCGTGGTGAAGGTCCGCCAGATCGGTGAAAGCGCAACACGCTGGGTGGCACTCTTTGCCTTGACGTTGATCTTGTTGGCTGGGGCGGCGTCGTCATGAGCCGCGGGGTAAACAAGGTCATCCTGGTCGGCACATGCGGCCAGGACCCGGAGGTGCGCTACCTGTCGAACGGCAACGCCGTCACCAACCTCAGCCTGGCCACCAGCGAGCAATGGACCGACAAGCAGTCGGGCCAGAAGGTCGAGCGCACCGAGTGGCACCGTGTGTCGCTGTTCGGGAAGGTCGCCGAGATCGCCGGCGAGTACCTGCGCAAAGGCTCCCAGTGCTACATCGAGGGCAAGCTACAGACCCGCGAGTGGGAGAAGGACGGCATCAAGCGCTACACCACTGAAATCATCGTGGACATAAACGGCACGATGCAGCTGCTCGGCAGCCGGCCGCAGGGTCAGCAGCCAGGCCAGGTGCCAGATCGGCAACCGCAACAACGCCGGCCGGCGCGCCAGCAGCCGAACCAACAGGCGGCGCCACCTGATCACGACAGCTTCGACGACGACATACCGTTCGCGCCCCTTCCGTACCTCGCCGGTGCGTAGCGATGAAGCGCAGGCAGCAGGTTCACCCCACCGCCTACTACCTCGGCCGCGCCTGCCGCGACAACAGCCAGTCACGCGATGCCCAGCCCTATGGCTGGATGACCGTGGACTGCGGCTGGTGGCTTGCCGGCTGGCATGACCGAGACATGGAGCTTTCCGCTTGAAACGCATCACCGCGCGCGTCCGGCATGGCCGGCGCCAGCAGCACATAAGCCTGCCGCCAAGCGGGTTGGCAGACCTCCAAGGAGACGCGATGCATGAGAGTCGATCTTCCGGGCCAATTCGACCTGCCCATACAGGTTGCGCACCAATCGCCCGCGGCCCCAACCGGTAGCAAGGAAGACCTGGCCCTGCAAATCGCCAAGGCGCTGGTCAAGTATGAAGCTCGTCCATCCTCGGCGCTCTGGATCGAAATCCAGGCCTGCGCCCGCGCAATCCTTAAGTAACCACCATGCCGCATCCGGCCACGGAGGGCGGCGCATGCATGGAGAAAGCCATGATCGAAGCCAACGAGAAGCAGCTCGGTCTGCTCTGGCACACCTTGGGCCTTTGCCCCGAGCGTCCTGATCGCCGCAGTATCAGCCGCAACCACTTCCTCACCAGCCCTGGCTACGACGACGCGAACAACCTGGATGTGCTGGTGGCTGCCGGGCTGATGAACTGCGGCAAGCCTCCAGCCTTCTGCTCACAGGATGAGGTGGTCTATCGCGCCACGGACGAGGGGAAGCAGTTCGCCTTGGACAAGCTGCCACCGCCACCTCCGCCGGCCAAGCGCACCAAGTTCGACGAGTACCTGGACGAGTGCGAATGCTACGACGGCTTCGCCCACTTCCTCGGGATCAACCAGCCCCAGATCCAGCAGCGCGGCACCTGGGGAGACTACGAATACCGGATGGTCCGCTACCCACGCGGAAGTGCCTACTGCGAGCATCGCCGGCCTACCCGTTTCGCGCACTGGTCGCCGTACGAGACTGTTGAGGTCGCAGGCGAGTGGGCTCGTACCATGAAAGCGGCCAAGGCCAGCTACAAGGAAGCGCTTCGAATCAAGCGGGCTGAGCGCCGCGCCGAAAAGATTCGGCGAGCGGCCTGAACCTCCCACGCTGCCCGCCAGCGCCTTCCCCTATTCAACGATAACGCCTCCCCGGCGAGGGCGGCGCCTGCACGCAAGGACCACAACATGACCGAACAACAGCACGACGAAAGCAAGCTCGAGCGGGTCATCCGCAAGATCAAGCGCTGCCTGGCCCTTTCCAAGAGCTCGAACGAAAACGAGGCTGCCACTGCTATGCGCCAGGCCCAAGCGCTGATGCGCGAGTATCGCCTGACCGAGCTGGATGTGCGCCTAAGCGATGTGGACGAGGTCCAGTCGGAGAAGTCCAGAGCGAACCGCCGGCCAACCTGGGATCGTCACCTAAGCGGGATCGTGGCCAGGGTGTTTGGTTGCCGCCCGCTCTCGTACCGCCACTGGTGCGACGCCGCCGGGCGCATGGTTGAGCGTGCCTTGTTCGTCGGCGTTACGCCAGCGCCACAGATCGCGATGTACGCCTACGAGACCTTGCTCACTAAGCTGACGCAGGCTCGGCGCGACTATGTGGCCTCGGTCAGGAGCGGTAAGCGCCGCAGCGCCTATTCGCCTGAGACTGCCGGTGATCACTTCGCAATCGCGTGGGTTTCAGTGGTGCACGGCAAGATCCATGAGCTGGTGCCGCAGGGCGAAGAAGATCCAGCTATCGAACAGCGCTCCAGTGGACGCGATCTTGTGCAGGTAGAAAGCCAGGACAAAGCGCTGATCGAGCAGTACCTGGGTGGCCGCGAGATTGGCAAGCAGCGCAAGTCTGGGCCGGTAGAGCTCGACATGGCCGCTCAGATTGCAGGAATGCTTGCGGGGCAGCGCGTCCAGCTCAATCCAGCCATGGCGCACGGTGGCCAGGAACAGTTCAGGCTGGGAAGCTCATGACGATGAACCCCTACCAGATCACTGGGCCGGCGCAGATCGGCGTCAGTGGTGGCCGCACCAGCGGGCACATGCTCTGGAAAATCCTTGAGGCCCACGGCGGCAAGCTCCCGGCAGATGTGCACGCCTTCTTCCAAAACACCGGCAAGGAGCGCGAGGAGACGCTGGTCTTCATCGACGCCATGGCCAAGCACTGGGACGTCAATATCGTTTGGATGGAGTGGAGCCGGGTGTACGGCCAGCCGGAAGACGCGCCTTGGTACAAGATCGTCGACTTCGATACGGCTAGCCGCAACGGCGAGCCCTTCACGATGATGCTGGAGTACTACCAGGCATACCGGAAAGCGGAGAAGAACCTACCGGCCGTGCTGCCGAACTTCAGCAACAACATGTGCACCGCTTACCTGAAGGTAAAGATCGGCGAGAAGCACATGCGCGCCCTGGGCTACGACGAGTGGGATTGCATCGTCGGCATCCGCTACGACGAGCCGAGGCGCTATAGCAGGATGATGACAGCCAACGAGCGCGGTAACGCCCGCTGGGACAGCGTCTGCCCCTCCTACGTCGCGGGCGTCATCAAGGAGGATGTGGCCGCATTCTGGGCCGAGCAGCCTTTCGATCTGGGCATGGATTCGGACTACGGCAACTGCGACCTATGCTGGAAGAAGAACGAGGCCAAGCTAATCAGAACCATCCAGGAAGACCCGGCGAGGGTTATCTGGTGGTCTGGCACCGAAGAGCGGTTCGGCCAGGTTTTCCGGCAGGATCGCCCTAATTACCGGGCACTGGCCTGGTCTGCTGACCAGCGCGCAAGACAAACAGACTTCGACTTCGATTACCTGGCCGAAGACATCGACTGCTTCTGCGGCGATTGAGCCGCTATGGATACCCCCATGCCCACAGAAAACCGATCCAGCAACACACAGATGGCCGCGCAGCTGAGCCCGTGTCCGCACTGCGGTCAGCAAGACGCCTTCGTTGAGCAGCTCGACAGCGATGCCTCTGTCGTCATCTGCCAGGGCCGAATTGACGAGCACTCAGCCTGCCTTGCTCGCGGGCCAGTCGGAGTTCAGCAGCACGAATGCGAAGACCAGCCAGGCTATGACCAGGCAGTAAAAGAGTGGAACAAGCGCGCAGCAGCTGTGCCCCACCCAGACCCTATAGCCTGGATGGTTGGTACTGCCTTCTGGTGGACCAAAGAAGAGGCTGAGCGGGATGCGGCAGAGACTGGGCTGCCGATTGTTGGCCTGGGGCCGATGACCGCAACCGGGCCGGCCGAGCAGAAACATAGAGAGCCGGTGGCGTGGGTTCGATTCCGAAATGGCGAGCCAGATTATGACGGCGATGCAGTCATGATCAGCAATGTACGCGGCGATACGCTGGGTGATGGCGACAGCTGGGAGCCTGTCTACACCCACGCCGATCCTGGCGAGGTTGAGCGGCTGAGGTCCATTGAGAGGTCATATGGCCTACGCGAAGCGCTATTGGAGCAGGTGAAGGGCGAGCGTGACCGAATGATCGCTCGCACCATGGAGCTGTCCGGCCAACTTGCCGATCAGGATGCGCTGCTGCAAAAGCTGAAGGAGACACTTCAGCGCGAATACTGGGATGAGTACGCCGGCCTTGATGAGACGCGAGAGCTGATCGCAGCAGCTCTGTCCGCCAGTCAGGAGCCAAGCACGCCTGCCGCCCCATACCCGAATCGCCTTTGCCATATCGACTACACCGCCCATCCGCACCGGTGCGGTTGCCTGAAGGGTGACGAAGAGTCGCAACGGATCTACGACGAGCATTGCCGCACTGACCTGGCGCGCCAGCCATGAGCTGGGAACAGTGGTGGGCCGAACTAGTGGCTATCGCCGCCAAGCACGGACACACGCCCGGCATGCCAGAGCTGTGGAAGGAATACAACTGGGCGCGTGGACAGACCCCGCAAGAAGCCTACTTGGCTGAATACTCTCTCGACTTCTAACCCCTCTCCCCTCTATTAACTGCCGCGATATGGCGGCCAAGGAATCGACATGCTCGAAAGGACACCGATCAACACGGAGGCCGAGCTGTGTGCGGCCTTCATCCAGTCGATGAACAAGCAGGCCGATTGGACCTGCTACCCCGAAGCTGCGGGCTTCGACATCCTGGCCGTGCACACCAGCGGTCGACAGATCGGCGTCGAGGCGAAGATGAGCCTGAACGCCAAGGTGGCCGACCAGATCCTGCCGAAGGACTACGAGAACTTCTACGGCAGGCCTGGCCCCGACCATCGCCTGGTGATCGTCGGCAAGGCCAGCGAAGCCAGTCACGGAATCTGCCGCATGTTGGGTCTGCTCGGTGTTCCTGTTGTGCTCCCCCGCTGGATGTCTCGTGGCGGCGACAAGTCA